TTTGAATTTACAGCCGAAGCTACACCATCGTATTTTCACACATACTTTTATAACTATGTGGCGGATACGACTGTATATATCACTGATGTTGAAATCCTTGGTTATATATCCGCATACTCAGAAAGCCAGTTGAGTGTATTGAAAGACTCCATCGAGGCAGAGGTCAAGAGAGCAACAAAAGGCGAGGAAGATCTGAAGGCATCTATCAAAGTCAATGCCGATAATATTACCAGCAAGGTAAGCAAGGGAGATTTTGGTTCATATGTTACTCAGTATTATGACAGAGTAATTACGGCATTCAACAACAGCAGTAAGTATGTGCAGATCAGTGCAGGAGAGATAGCCATTTATGATTATGGCGTGTCTTCGTCAAAGAAACGAGCGGTATTCGATGAAAGCGGAAACCATTTCTATCGGGATGGTTATTATGTCGGATGTATTGGCACAAACCAGTGGGCTCAGAACAATTCTCATAAGGGGCTGGTGTTCGACCTGGAGCCACAGGGAAAGTACATGGCGTTCGCTCAGAAAGCCAGCGCATCAGCCAGCTCATACACGACAATGTTATGTTTCAGCCGTGCGAACTCTATTTACGATGAGTATGGCGTGAATATGGGTTGCAATCTGATTGGAAACTGGTACACGCTGAAGAACTTCAAGATAGGTTCGATTTCTGCTGGAGGATATACCGCATTTAGCGGAGCAATACCGATTGTATGTGAGATCACGAACAACGGTAACAGTTGGACGTATTCACATCTCAGAGTTTACAACGGAATCATAGTAGGTTACTGGAACTAAGAAGGAGGCAAGAAGATGGAAATTATTTTTCCGAGAGGAGACGCACCGGAAAAGGTAGCGAAAAACAGTGTAGCTGTAGGAACCATTAAAAGAGAGCAGGAGGTAAAGGAAGATGGAAGAGAAGAAAAAGCCGGGCAGACCGCTTAGTGTTATTTATGCTGATGCAAAACAGGCAATCACAAGGCAGGTTGGAAACACGATGGCGGCTTACGGGTTGCCTATTTTTATGGCAGAGGGGATTCTGAGCGGAGTGCTTGCTGAAATCAGATCAAATGCTGCAAACGAACTTGCGGACGATACAGCCAGATATGAAGAGGAATTGAAAGAATATTATGAAACCGAGGCGAAAGAGAAACAGGAGACTTTCGAGAAAGAAAAAGAAGAGCTGATTACGCTTTTTGAAAATCCGGAAGAAGTCCCGGGCGCATCGGAAGAAAATGTTGCCGGAGAGGAGCCTGTTATCGAGGAGGTGGAGTAAATGGCAGATATTTCCCAGGAAATAGATCAGCTTAGAAATGCGGTCTATGGAGAAGAGGTGCGAGGAGCTTTTATCTCCTGTATGCAGAAGATTCACGAGGAAAATGAAAGCTACAACAGCATCAAAGAGTCAGTAAATCAGTCGGCGGCTACCATGCAAGAGCAGGTAGAATCTATCAACACGAAGTCTGAGGAAGTCAAAGCTGCATTGCAGAACCTGACTATAGCAATCACCAATGGTAAAGCTCAGCAGGATGCAAATGAAAAAGCTACCGCAGCCGGAAAGACACAGCAGACTGCAACCGAGAAAGCTACCGCAGCCGGAAAGACACAGCAGACTGCAACCGAGAAAGCTACAGAGGCCAGCAAAACACAGCAGACAGCTTTACAGAAAGTCGTTGATTCTGCAAAACAGATTGACTCAGCGATCCAGCAGTCTGTAACGGCAGCGAACCAGGCGACGCAGGATGCAAAGCAGGCGGCTGAACTGGCATCTACAGCAGCCGGGAATGCGGATGGTGCGACTTCTGCGGCAACCCAGGCGGCTAAGAACGCCAAACTGGCTACTGATAATGCGAATAAAGCAGAACAGTCTAGGTCACAGGCTGAAACTGCCAGAGTCCAGGCTGAGCAGGCGAGATCCCAGGCTGAATCAGACAGAGCATCTGCGGAGCAGACAAGAACCGCCAGTGAAAATGTCCGGATTCAGAACGAGAAGGACAGGCAGGCGAATACTGCGGATGCCATTGCTAAGGCGAAAGAGGCTACAGAGATACTTATTAACCAGGTCAACACGATTGCGTTCCAGATTAACCCGGATGACAAGGGACTTGACGCAATCATTTTAAGTGCATAGGAGGCAGAAAATGAGTGAGACAATCAATATCCCCAGAGACACGACCATGCAGTTACTGGTCAAAGTTCACAGAGATCAGATTGCTGGAGAAATGGATCTGAAATATAAAGAGAAAGTTGCGGCAGCTACTTCCAAAGCGGAGGTAGATGCCCTTTTTACTGAATGGTGGAAGATTCAATATAATCCGGAGCTTTTCACGAAAGCGGAGATGCTGGAGAGATGGTTCGGAAATGTTCTGGTTGATTCCAGAGTTCACGGCGTAACGACACCAAGATATGATAAGAGTACGTCCATGATCGGAACCTTAACGGATGATTCCACAGGACTGACATGTACACCTTCCACAGAATCTACAGCCGGTAATGATCCGTTTGCACACCTTCCACAGTTTTGGTGTCTGGAGGTTGCGGCAGAGAAAAAAGCAGATGGTTCCCATGAGATTTTCTATGTAGAACACATTGACGATACAGCAAAGGTCAGAGGTGGAGAACATCTGTGTTGGATGATCCAGAAGAACACCTACAAGCGTGAATGGCAGGACAAGGATTACAAATATCTGAAAACCAGATGTACACCGGCTCCAGGCTACAAACGTTGGAAAGAAGGCACAGACCGAACCGGAAAAGTGCATGAGTACATGGCACATCCGAAATATTACGCTGGTCTGGACGCAGACGGAGCGATCACTTGCGGAACTGGACTGGCACCGGTCAACCGTACCTCACATTCAACCGGAGTAACCAGATGGAGAGCCAGAGGAACACAGTATTCCGGAGCATCTGGATCACTTCTGAAGTTCCTGGATGCTATGATGCGTCTGAAATATGGACGTAAAGGAAACTCCGGAAAGATTGAAGGATGCTCAAGCTACAGTTTCCAGTACACGGTAGCCGTGGCTGAGACCGGAGTGGAGCGAGTAATTCTGACCACAGCACAGGCGGCAAACCTGTTTGTTGGATCTGCGGTCATGCTCGGAACAAATGCATCGACCGACAGAAACGCTGCCAGTGCATATTCCATTTTTGACGCTAAGTTAATCACATCGATTGAGACTGTAAACATTGACGGCACAGACTATTCCGCAGTGTACGTGGACAATGGAGGAAAGACTTTTGACACAGTAGCCGGAACCACGATGTTATCTACCGCTCCGTACTATTCCGGATGGAATGACAATGTACTGGGTAGAGATGGTAGCCGATACAGCCCGACATCCGGAAAAGAACCTGGAATGATCCAGGGTGTAGAATTTATGAACGGATCCTATCTGATTGTCTCCGATGAATTATGGCAGTGGAGCCAGGATGCGAATGAGAATTATTGTTTTGATTGCTACAAATGTTACGATCAGTCAAAAGTAGGCTCTGCAATCAATGAGAACTACGAAAAAGTAAATGTTCCAACATTGGTATTTCCGAAAGATACGGCTGCCTGGACATGGAAGTATATTACTGATAATGCAATCAATGATGATGTTCTATGGCCGGAGGCAACCAACGCAAGCGGAAGCGGCGTTGGAGTGGGAGCTGGCTTCTTTTGCGTACCTGCGGCGTCTGGTGTTCGTGCGGCTTGGTGCTTTGGTGGCTTGTACAACGGTGGTAATGCTGGCGTTCCTTGCCGTAGCTCGAGCTTTGGGGTGTCTAGCGCTTACTGGTACGGTTCTCTCGGAGCACCTGGTCTTGAGGGTTAAAAACGGGGTGAATGCGAAGCAGAGGGGCAGTAAGCCCCTTTATTGTCTTATTTGCAAATAAAATAATTTTAGGGTTATACGGTGTCTGGGAGCTGGCTTCAATTGCGAACCTGCGGCGTCTGGTGTTCGTGCGGCTTGGTGCTTTGGTAACTTGAACAACGGTGGTAATGCTGGCGTTCCTTGCCGTAACTCGAACAATGGGGTGTCTAACGCTAACTGGAACGGCTCTCTCGGAGCAACTGGTACAATTTTGAAAAGAGTATTAAAAAATCATTGCATCGTATAATCCTCGCTTATGTGCGAAAATAACTTGAAACCAACGAGGCTAGTACCTACGGGGAAAGCCACGGCAGTAACCAGATGATAGTAAGGAGGTTTGATGAAAACCTATTGCAAACCGGCAAACGTGAATGTTGAGGACTGGAAATTCAACGAGGTTGCCGTAATAGAATGTTTCCGGAATAAGCGTGGAAGAAACGATTTCCAACGTCTGCTATGCAAGACCGGAAAGATCACGAAGCGTCAGATTGCAGAAGACCGGCTGAACCAGGATTTCAAGAGAACCCTGGAGGCTGAGAGCGAAGTTGCGAAGATGTTGACACAGCGTATCGTTGACCGTGATCTGCAATTAAAGCCGATTCGCCAATTTCAAAGGGTGGATGGGCTGACGCAGAAACTAAGAGACATCTGCCAGGAATCTCCGGAACAGCAGGTGTTTGAGTATATCGCTGTCTTTGCTTTAAAACCTCTTTTCCGGGCAAAGATTCTGCCGGTCCAGTATGGGAGCATCCCGAAGAAAGGCGGAGTTGCTGGAAAGAGGAAGATTGAAAGACTTCTGAGAAAGAAATTCCACGGCAAGGTTGTAGCAATCAAAGGAGATGTAACGAAAGCCTATCCATCGGTAACGGTGGATATCGTGATGGAGATGTTGAGAAGAGACATCGGCAAAAATAAAGTGACGTTATGGTTCCTGGGTGCTCTTATGAGCAATTATCCTGGGAAGCATTTGTGTATTGGCGGATATCTTCCGGCATGGCTGTTCAATTATGTTATGAGCTATGTTCTGAGATACATCTATCAGCAGGCACAGATACGCAGAGGAAAGCGGAATAGGCTTGTCTATGCGGTTGTATGTTATGCGGATGATTTTACGATCTACGGCGATATCTCGAAGCTGAGAAAAGCAATGAAGAAAGCCACGGTCTGGGCACATGATAAGTTCGGATTGAAAATCAAGGATATCTGGCAGTTCTACCAAGTGGCATCGTTTGATGAAGAGAAGGAGAACTACGAAGAGAGAAAGAAAGGCAGTAAGAAAAGAACTCCAGGAGTTGACATGATGGGCTATGTTGTCCGGAGAAAATACACGATCATTCGTGGCAGAGTATTTCGGAGAATCCGGAGGCAAGTGATACGTGCCTGGATGGATTTTGTAGAAAGAGGATTCGTCCCGTGGTGGAGGGCTTGCAAGATTGCAGCCTATAAAGGATGGGTTGAGCATAGCAATAGCCAAAAGTTCCGGGAGAAATACAATTTTGATGCATTATTCAAAATGTGTTCATACAGTGCAAGTAAGCACGGAAAGGAAGTAGAAAATGAGAAGAGAATCTTACTTATCGCAGCCATCGGAGATTGAGATCTACCCGGTGTTTTCTGGTACAGATGTGATTCTGAGACAGAGCATAGAGCTGGTGGAGAGAGAAGAGATCCAGGATGGAAAGAAAAGCAAATACAAAGTCTGGGAATGCGACGAAGTGCAGTTCCACTACAACGGAGAAGTAACCGAGAAAGAGATCGAAGCCGATTTTGACTACTGGCTCAAGAAAGCGGAGAAAGTACCAGATCCATCCAGTGTAGAAAATCTGAGCCTTGAGGATGCCAGAAAAGCGAAATACCGGGAAATCGCATCTGCATGTGAGGAGACGATTTACGCCGGAGTAGATGTGAGTACATCTTCCGGAGTGGAGCATTTCAGTTTGACAGAAAAGGATCAGTTGAATCTTTTTGGGAAGAAAATGCAGTTACTGGCTGGAGAGGAAAAACTGGAATACCATGAGGACGGGCATCCTTGCAAGTATTTCTCTGCGGCAGACATGCAGAATATCGTAGACCGGGCGATGTTTTTCGTGTCTTACAACACGACCTACTGCAATGCGGTCAATATGTGGATTAAGTCAGCAGAAAAAGCAAGTGATCTGGAGCAGATCCAGTGGGGAGCTGAAATCCCAGAAGAGTTCCAGAATGAGGTTCTGAAAGATTACATGAAGATTCTGGCATCTGGAGGTATCTCGTAATGAAAAGCATAATCAAATATCCAATGCTCTTTCTTTTCGGAGGGAGCATTTATTATTTGCTGGAGATAATTTTTCGGGGTTATTCATTCCCGGCAATGGTAGCCTGCGGAGGCCTGTGCTTCATTATTTGCGGTGCAATCAATGAGAAAAACCGGTGTATGCCACTGGTTCTGCAACAGTTAGTTGCGGCGGCAGGAATCACAGCGATAGAATTTCTATTCGGATTGGTTCTGAACGTGTTGCTCGGTCTGCATATGTGGGATTATAGCAACATGCCGGGAAACATTCTCGGTCAGATATGCCCTCAGTTTACAGTGCTGTGGTTCTTTTTGTCTGCACTTGGAATCTTCCTGGATGATTATATCCGGTGGGCATTTTTCAGAGAAGAGAAACCACATTACCACCTATTCCGGAAGAAGGAAGAGAGAAGAAAAAGAAAATGACAAAGTTACAGATTATCTCAAAGCTCTGGTCGGCAATTTATGATCTGATTTTCCTGGTCAAAGGAACGCCGACAAAGAGCCTGGAAGAAATAGAGGCAGATCTTGACATTGTTGAGTATGCGTGCCGGAAGTACGTTGACTGCGACGATGATGAGATAACATTCAAGAGCGAAGGAGGTGTAGCCTATGCAGATCCGAGCACAGCCATGAAAGCAGATTAGTTCCGAAAATCTGAAATAACAGGGAGGAGATACCAATGGAATTATTGATAGCTGCCGGTATCCCGTCCGCAATCGTGGCATTTTGTTTCTGGTTGTTGGAGAAGCGAATCCAAGAACGGGCGGAAGTCGAAAAGAACGAACGGGCATGCAGGCAGAGAGAACAGGATGAGAAAGAAGAGAACCGTGAAAAGCTCCAGTACATGATGCTGAAAGCTCTGGACGGTTCTCTTTGTTTGTCAGAAGCTACAGCAAAGGCGGTGCAGAGGATTCCGGATGCGAAGTGCAACGGAGATATGCACGCTGCATTAAATTATGAGCTGGAGCAGAAACATGATCTGGAGAATTTTCTGACAAGGCAGGGAGTGAACCATATCACAGGGGAATGAAATAGAAGGCTATATTTGCCCGATATTCGCCTTTATAGCGTTTAGGCAATAATTTCCCCATTCAAACAATTAAAAACGCTACAGGGAACTATCAAGAGATTACAAAGTATAACAGGAGGATTGATTCTATGGAATTATTGAATTTTTTAAGCCAGGTGCCGATTCCGGTTCTGATTCTGGTGATCGCAGTGCTGGTCGTTGTGACAGCAGTGGTCGTATATCAGTATGCGAAAGCGAAGGGACTGGATGGCATCCGGAAAGAGGTGTACAAGCTGTTCCTGCACGCTGAACATATCTACAAAGAGTCCGGCCAGGGAGAAAAGAAACTGAAATGGGTAGTACAGCAGGCAAGAGGATTGCTGCCTAAGTGGTTACAGGTAATCATGTCCGAAGAGGTACTGCTGAAAATTATTGACTGGTGGTTCAAGGAAGTTAAGGACCTTTTGGACGATGGAAAGGTAAATAGCTCTCAGAACTGATCGGAGAAGGGAGAGAGGAGCTATGGGCTTAAAAATCCTATTGGTGTACCTTTTGGGGATTTTGCTGTGTCAGCCGGTCTACATCTGGGGCATCCGGACATTGTGCCGGATGGAAGATGAAGACGAAGAGCTGTACTGCCAGGACAATGGCATGTACTATGAGCCAAGCAAGCCAAATTATCCGCTTGTGATAGTGCTGTTGCTGATGGCAGGAATCTTCTGGCCGTTGGTAATTTTGTTTGCGGTGTTCGTTCCGTTGACATTTTTGCTGATGGACAAGATGGGACAGTTGCATCCGAAAGATGATGATGAGATGGACCCAGAAGAGGACACATACTTATGACCGGGTGGGGAGAAATCCCTGCCCCTTTTTTGTGAATGAAGGAGAATTTACAAATGGCAATAGAACGGAATACATACACAGATATTTTGTTTGACGCTTTGATGGCTGCTGGTTGCACGATATATGGTGCATGTGCGGCTATGGGGAATATTTACGCAGAATCCGGAGCGAATCCCCGGAATCTGGAAAATCTCTGTGAGAAGAAATTGAACTATAAATACACGGACGATACCTACACGGAAGCAGTAGACTCCGGAAAGATAACGAGAGCGTTATTCCTGCATCCGTTGGGAGATTCCAGGCAGTACGGTTACGGATTCTGCCAGTGGACATCTGCCGGAAGAAAGGCCGGCCTTTACGATCTGGTTAAGTCCAGAGGAGTGTCCATCGGAGATGCGAAGACGCAGACAGAGTACATGCTGAGCGAATTGAAGACGAGCTATAAGAGTGTCTGGAAGGTATTGCAGACCGCAACCTCAGTGCAGGAAGCGTCCGATATCTTCTTAGTCAAGTTCGAGGCTCCGGCGAATGTAGGTTCGGCAGTGAAGAAAACAAGGGCTTCTTACGGGGAGCAGTATTTAAAGATTTACCAGAATCAGAAGAAGGAGGAAAACAAAGTGAGCAAAATTGAAAATGCAGTAGCAAGAGCAGAGGCAATCGCCCTGGACGATTCACATGGTTACGACCAGGTAGACCGTTGGGGCAATCCGAATTACGATTGTTCCGGGCTGGTAATCAGATGTTTGGAAGAGGCCGGAATCCCGGCAAAGTCAAGCGGAGCAACCTATACAGGCAACATGCCGGAGGTTCTGCCAAAAATCGGATTCAAGGATGTTGTAAAATCCGTGGATCTGGCAACCGGTAGCGGAATGATCCGTGGAGATGTCCTGCTCGGAAATGGACACACAGCATTCTACTGCGGAAATGGTAAACTGGTGCACGCAAGTATCAACGAGAAAGGAACGGTCACAGGAGGAAAGTCTGGAGATCAGACCGGTAGAGAGATCTGCATCCGCAGCTATTACAATAAGCCGTGGATTCATGTGTACCGCTACACCGGAGTGACAGCATCTACATCCGGAACGGTTAATGTGAGAAATTATCTCCAGAAAGGTGATTCCGGGGACGCAGTAAAAGAAATGCAGAAAATGCTGATCGGCTGCGGATTCTCCTGCGGAAGTTCCGGAGTAGATGGTTCCTTCGGCGGAGCCACGGAGAAAGCTCTGCTTGCGTTCCAGGCATTTTACGGTTTGGAGCAGGATGGCAAGTACGGACCGGCATCTAAGGCTAAGTTGGTTTCTGTTTACAACGGAAAGACAGCAGCCAGTGCTCCGGAAAAGAAGAACACTCCGTCTTATACTGCCGGACATGAATACACCTTGCAGGTAGAGCTGAAAGTCCGGACGGGTCCTGGAACAAACTACAACGCAAAGAAACATACGCAGTTGACGGCTGACGGTCAGAAACACGATAAGGACAATGATGGCTGCCTGGATGCAGGAACGGTCGTAACGTGCCAGGAAGTACGGAATGTCGGAAACGATATCTGGATGAAAGCACCGAGCGGTTGGATGGCTGCTTATTACGATGGCAAAGTATACATCAAATAATGCCTTTATGGCAAGGAACTAAGAAAATTAAACACACCTCTTATGGTCAAAAAAGGAAAATATGTCACATTGCCCCGGTATCACGCCGGGGCTTCTTTTTTTATTGCGGAGCAAGTCTGTAGAATAAATCAATATACAAAATTCACAAAAATTCCCCTTCAAATTTGACGAAATGTGCCTGAGCAACGACAGACGTTTTTAGATACTAACTTATGCCTAAGAGCTAAAAGCTGGTATAGAAGCGTGTACGATGTTATAGGCCTATATGTTAAAAATGCAATTCTGCGAAGTTCAATCTGGGTTCCGAAGTTATCCACAAGAAGAATGTTGATAATGTGAATAAGTCGAAAAATCGAAGCAATTTCATTTCCTATATATAAAATCTTGTAAGATTTCTTACATGATTCCTACACCATAATTAGAGATAGAGTAAGAGATAGAGATAAAGATAGATAAAGAGATAAAAAAGAATAGCACCTTGCGTTGCAAAGATGCTACACACA